TCCTCCTCGTCGATCGAGACGTTCTGGAACGCGATACACTCCTCGAGGCCGGTTTGCTCCGGCCCCGTCCCGTCGTCGATCCATAGCACGTTGAGCCCGACGCCGAAATCGTAGGCGTTGAGACTCGCGAGGAGATCCATATCCGGCCCGAGCGTGATCACGATCGTCGAGTCGAGCTCGTCGATCGCGTCGGCGAGGAGTCCCGTCGGCGTCATGAGCTGGACGCGCTCCCCGGTCCCGGAGATGAGAGGCCGATAGCCTTTCGTGACGCCCGGAGATCTGCGGCCGGCGAGCGTGACCGCGCGTTGGACGTCGTCCCCCGGCGTCGACCAGAACTTGACGAGCTCATATGGGGAGATGAGCGCGCCCTGAGCCTCGAGCTCGGGGACGTCCCCGGACGGATTCGTCCATCCGGAATCGCCCGGAGCTGTGTAGGCCGTCCAATCGATCGCGAATATGTCCTCGAACGCCTCAATCCGGACCTTGCCGCTCTTGAGCTCTCCCGTCGAGACCCGGACCGCGCGAACGACGAGCCCGGAGATCCCGAGTTTCGGCCAATCGACCCGGAACACCGTCCCCGGACGGAACGCCCACGCGCTCCGATCGGCGACGATCGTCAGAGCGGCGAGCGGATACGAGAGCCCCATGAGAGCTCGAGCACACGCGGCTTGAGCGTTGGCCGAGTTGGAATAGCCTCGATATTGGATATCCTGAGAGGAGACCTCGCCGCCGGCGGCCTCGATCGACGCGAGATCTTGAGCTTGGACGACGCGCTCGATAAACCCCTCGCCGCGATCGATGTAGGCGACGCGGATCTGATTCTTGACCTCGCCCCAAGAGGACCTCGAGAACGTCTCGACCTCGCAAGAGTCCTCATCGAGCGTCGGGAGATCGTCGACGACGTAGTCCGCGCGGACGAGCGTGATCGTGAGGAGCCCGGTCGACGGCTCGACGTAGAGAATCCCGTCGATGTGCCGCAAGACCTCGAGGATAAGTTCCTTTCCCGTCGTCGCGCGCTCGACGATCATCGAGAGCCCGAGGCCCTCGTCCGCGAGCGCCGCGCCGACCGTCCGGAACGAGTCGCCGTCGATCTCGCCCTCCGGGAGCCCGAGGCCGTTGTCGGCCGGCGAGGACGTGAGTAGCTCGTAGATCATCGCCGCGGGATTCGCGTCGCCGTCTATGTCCTCGTCCCCGCCGGTGAGCGCGAGCTGATTCGGGCATCTCTTGACGACGAACGCGACCGTCTTGAGATACGGGCTCATCCCGAGATAGGGATGAGAGAAAACGGCGTGACAGATCCCGGCGTGAGTCGGGATCCCCGAGCCTTGCTGAGAGACGATATAGGCGTCTTTGTGCTGAGGCCGCGTCCCGTGATAGACGTAGATCGTCCCGGCGAGACCTCCCTCCTCCTCGTCCCCGCCGAAAAACCCCATGCAATCAAGCGAGATCTTCGTCCGATCGTATGCCGGCTCCGGCGTGATCGTCGTCCCCCCGGAGCACGTCGGCTTATCGTCGAAACGGATCTCGAGGACCTCGTCGATCTCGCCCGAGCAAAGGACGAGATCCATCCCGAGATAGTAGCGATAGCCGATCGTGATATCCTCGGAGCTCCACCAACCCGTCTGGACCTCTTTCGTCACGGCGACGGCCGTCAGATCTCCATACCAAACGACCATCGGACCGGGGATCTTGACGGTCCCCCATAGGATCGGGATCACGCGGCCCTCGCCGATCGTCGGGACGCGGAAATCGCCGATCCCCGCGGGATCCGGCGAGTCAAACTTGGGCTTTGGCCGGATGAGCTCATAGACGACGGTGAGCCCGATGTAGATGAGGACGTTCAACCACCAAGGCATGAGTTAGTCGACCCTCCCCTCGAACGGATTTCGGTTTGGGAGCCGGCTCCATCCGAGATGATTGTCGCGGTTGGAGAACTTGCTCGCGCACGTCGCCTCGAGATGATCGCATCCCCAATAGGCCCAACACTCATCGAGCGACGCGAGGCCGGGACAAGGGGAGAGGAGCGTCACCGTATCGTCGACGTGCTTCGCGATAAACCGCGTCTCGTCGTCCGGCGAGACGAGTCGCCCTCCCTCAAACCAACCGTCCGCGCGGAGAGCGAAATCGCTCGACGTCACCGTGACGCCGTCGACGGTCCCGATCGTGACCGCGTCCCTCGAGGCCGTCGGATTCGCTCCGCACCCGGACGAGAATAGAACATGATTGCAAGGCGTTTGCATCTTGAGGACCGGGACGGAGCGCGTGAGGAGCGCGGTTATACTCGTCCCGATGAGGACCGCCGTCGATCCGCGGAACCTCGTCCGCGTGATCTTGCCGGTGAAGAACGCGACGGCGTCGTCCTCGTCTCCCCGGTGAGCTCGATAGGCCCGGATCCAGACCGGGCTCGAGGGGAGATCGCCGATAAACATCGCGGCGACGGGATTCGCCGCCGGGACAGTAAACTCCATCGTCTCCGCGACGTCCTCTTTGGAGAAATCGAGCTCGGAGCGCGTGATCGTCTCCGGCGTAAACGTCCCGGCCGGGAGAATGATCTCCCGATCGGCCGACGTGTAGAGCCAGAGATCCTCGCCCTGAGCGAATCGGAATCCCTCGATCGGTTGACCCGAATATCGGGCTTTTTCGCGCTCGTCGTAGCTCATGAGCTCCTCCGCTCAGATCCGGGCTCCATAGAGCCGCTCTGAGCGACGTTCTCGGGCTCCCCCTTGTCAGCACCCCCGAGGGATCAAACCCTCGAGAGCGGCTATCCACGGCCCTCAGACGGGCAATCCTAGCCCGTCGGAGCCTCGAGCGGGAGCTCCATAACCTCGATCACGGCCTCCGCGGTCCTCGCGCTCGGATAGGAGATCCGGACGAGATCCGATCCGAGCCGGCAGAGCTTGAGGAATGAGATCACCGTCGTCGCCGCGTCGTAGTCTTGGACGGCGCCGGGCGAGACCGTGACGCTCTCCGTGATCTCGTCGCCGGGATCGTCCGCGTCCGTGATCTGATAGTAGTCCATCGAGGACCCGTCGCCGAGCGTCCATAGCGCGACGTGACGCCGGGCCCCGGTCTCCCCGAACATCTGTTGATAGTAGCGCACCCAATCGACGAAGAGGATCGTCTGATCCTCGTCGACGTCCTCCGAGAGCGTGAGATCCCATTGGAACGACGGGAGCCAGAACGGGACGGCCATCCCGACGCGCGCCTCGAGGAACGCGCGGAGCTCCGCGATCTCGTCCCTCCCGATCGCCGTCCAAGTAAACGGCCGGACGTTTGCCGGCGCCGGCGAATGAGCGTCCGACGTCCTCTTGCCGGTCCCGCCGTCGAGGATCGAGAACTTGCGTTGAGAATGTTCCTCGATCGGCCCGGTCCGATTGTAGTTGAGCTCGAGAACGTCATAGCCTAGATAGCTCACGGCGTCCACTCCTCGACGGAGAACTTGATCGCCTGAGTCGCGCGCTCGAGCGCCTCCCAAGAGAGAGCCTCATCCTGAGAGAGCCGACCGACGACGGCCGGGACGACGGCCGTCCCCGCGATCGCCCATGAGCGTTGAGCTCCCGCCGTCGTGACGAGATGATCGCTCTCGACCGACTCGATCGTGAGGACCTCCCAAACGTAGGGCGAGCTCCAAAGCATGACGAGGCCGCCGGCCACAAACGGGACGTCCTCGAGATCGCAGTAGATCTGCTCATCGTCGATCGCGATCGTCGACGTGAGACCCGTCCGGAACTGCCAACGGCCGACGCCGAATCCGCGCGTCTGATTGCCGAATAGGATCGCGGCGGCCATCTGAGCGTCGCGGCGATCGGAGAGATAGATCTGATAGGAGAGATCGCCGATCGGGACGGCTCGGAGCTGGACCCGTTGCTCCATCCCGGAGAACGAGACGAGGACGTCCGTCAGATAGCCGAACGTCTCCGAGACCGGCGCGCTCATGTTCGGCGGGAACGGGAACGGGATCAGACGGAAACCGACGAGCCGGAGATCCGTCCCGAGTTCGTCGACGCCGTCGAACACCCACGCGACGACATTATCGATCGAGGGATCGCCATCCTCCGAGACTTGGACGACGTAGATCTCCGAGCGCGTCGCGGCGTAGTGAGTTGGCGTCCCGAGAGGATCCTCGACGGTGACGCCCGTCGGCCCGGAGATCGTGATCTCGTCGAGCGTTTGAGCGCGCACCGGATAGTTGTTCCAGACCTCGACGTCGATCTCTTGGAGCGAGATCACGGCGCCGAGATCTTGAGCTCTCGGGAGAATGTGGATCCGATCGAGCACGGCGAGATCATGGACGGGACCGCGGAGCCCCGTCTTGGAGTAGGCGTCCGGAGTAGGATCGGCGAGCGTCGAGAACGCCGCCGGCGCTCCTCCGATCGTCGCGATCGCCCAAGCGTTCGACGTGACCGCCGGGAGCTCGGCGTCCTCGAGGAGATTGACGCCGACCCCGTCGTCGAGGACGAGCCAAGAGGGAGAGCTGACTCCGACGTCGGCCATCTATGCACCTTTCCGGACCGCGAAATGAGGGAATAGCATATAATCGAGGCCCCCGACCTGATAGACCTCGCCGGCCGTGTAGCCGTGACCGACTGCCTCGCACCAAAACATCGACGGCGGCCATCCGATCGGAGCGTAGCGTCCCCCCGGATCCGTGAGGACGTAGTTATGGAGCGGGAGCAAGAGCGCGCCGGCGAACGCCGCTTGATGGACGCGCTCGTATGTGTGGAGCGTGTTGTAGCAAGGGAACTTCCCTTGATCGATGGAGTCCTCGCCGATCGCGAGCACGTTCCGGAAAAATCGCCCGGTGTATCCGTATTCCTCATCGGCCAACTCGTTGTTGGAGCACCAACGGCCCGAGAACGTCGCCGCGTCGACGCGGACGAGCGCGGTCGAATGGAGCCGCTCCGTCGAGGAGCCGTGACTCCCATCCTCTTTGTCTCCGAGGCTCATCGGCGGGAGCGCGGTTAGGTTGATCCCGACGCGATCGGCGCCCGGATCCGTGATCGTGTTTAGCACCGCCGGCGAGCTCCCGAAGAAATACGGGAACGCCTCCGGCTGTCCGGCCTCCTCGAGATCCGGGCCCCAACCGAAATAGCAGAAGATCCCCGGCGAGCGCTCGACGACGACGATGATATGATCCGCGCCGTCGTCGAATATGTGATAGGCCGCGACGGAGCCCGACGGGAGATTGGCGCCGACGCCGGCCGTCGAGCTCGTCTCCGGCAAGATCGGGCCCCCGCTTTGCTCATGCCAATCGTCGCCGCCGTCGTAGCCGTCGCCGAGATAGAGCCCGATCCCGTAGCCGCCGGATCCTTTGTCATGCCAACCGTCGCCGCCGTTTGTATATGGCCAGAGATTCTCGTTCATCGCCGAGCGGAGATTGACGTAGAGCCCCGA